CAATAAATCCACCAGCACCAAGAACAAGTGCTGTCTTCTTATACTCAGACATTAAAAAAGTTACTCCACGTAATATGTATAATACTATGAACAGATGGTCTCGTCAATAGATTTCACACATCTGATTCAAACCTTCATCAAAAGACATCTTGGGTAAAAACCCCATGGAACTGAGTTTATCTACGTTTAATGTCATGTTTTTGACTTGCAAATACTCCTGTTCTTTAGGGAATGGAACAGGAATGAACTCACTTCTACTAGAAACCATGTCACTAGCAGTCAAAAGTATATCCTTAAAGGTCATTGAACTACCAGTTGCGACGTTATAAATTTGATTTGTCTCAGATTTGTTAATCAAAAACTTAATTGCTCTACAAATATCCTCAACAAACATATAGTCTTTCTTGTAGTCTCCATCATCAAATAATTTAATGTCCTTGTGCTGTTTTAGTAATCCAATCATGTATCCAAGGACATTCTTACCTGGAGTGATGGTAGGATCTAGCCCATATACGTTGCCTATCCTAAAGATTCTATACTTAATATCAAAAGTTTTACAATAAGAGATCAATAATTGCTCTGCACTCCTCTTAGTGATGGAATAAAACCCTGTAGGATTGCAACAATCAGTTTCTTTTGCATCCAATACATCATTTCCGTAGACAAAACAAGAACTTACAAAGTTAAATGTAATGTCTTTGTCTCTACAATTAGACAAAACATCCATCAATAGAGTCAAGTTAGTGTCAATATCTACATGCAAATCCTTAAAGACACTTTGATTAGTTGTCGTACTGATGAAGTAAAGAACATCCTTTGTAGGAGGATTTCTGGCGTCCCTAGGCACTAAAGTTACCTTATCAGGGTACAATTGGCAGAATTTACCACCAATAAACCCAGTCCCACCGAATACAGATAGATTATTCATACTTGTGACACTCCTCAAATGACTTTCCCACCTGATCTTTTGCAGATAAAATGGGTTCTCCTGTGATCAACCAGTCAATATTCAGCGAAGAATCATCCCAAGCAAGGGTCTCTTGGTCATCAGGGACGTAGTAATCAGTGGTCTTATACGTGACCTCTGCTGTTTCACTCATCACATAGAATCCATGTGCGAATCCAGGTGGAATCCATAACTGCTTCTCTGGTCGGTTCAGAGTGACACCAATCCACTTACCAAAGGTAGATGAAGACTGTCTAAGGTCAACAGCAACGTCATAAATTGCACCCGAAATGCATCGCATCAACTTTCCTTGCGGACGTTTGACCTGATAATGCAGTCCTCTCAACACAGATTGAGAAGATTTTGAGTGATTATCCTGTACAAACTCTACAGGATATTGAACAATGTCTTGGAACTGTTGTAAATTAAAGGACTCCATGAAAAAACCACGGTCATCCTGGAATAATTTATTCTCAATAATGTAAACATCGTTAAGTTCAGTACCTATAGCGTTCATACCATTCAATCGTTTTTGCAAGTCCATCATCGATATCAAATCTAGGTTTCCAATTTAAATCTTTAGTAATTTTACTGATGTCAGTTGAGTATCTCCTGTCATGTCCAGGACGATCCTTGACATATTCTATCATGCTCTCATCTTTTCCCATCAAAGAAATGATTTTCTTAATCAAATCAATGTTGTGCATCTCACACTCACCACCGATATTGTATTTTTCACCTACAACACCGTGCTTCCATACCTCAATCAGTGCTTCACAGTGGTCTTGGACATATAGCCAGTCCCTAATCTGCTTACCATCACCATAAACAGGAATCTTTTTGTCATTCAAAAGGTTGAGAATTGTTTGTGGGATGAGTTTTTCTTTGTGTTGTCTCGGTCCATAGTTATTGGAACAGTTTGTGATTACCGTAGGCAAACCATAGGTATTGTGGAATGCTCTTACAAAATGATCACTAGATGCCTTGGATGCAGAGTATGGATTCCTAGGATCATAGTTAGTTTCCTCTGTAAATGATCCATTTTCAATAGACCCATACACTTCATCAGTAGAGATATGCATAAACTTCTCCACATTATGCTTCAAAGATGCATTCAATAGATTGACAGTGCCCACAATATTGGTTCTAATAAACTCAGAACAGTCTTTGATAGAGTTATCTACGTGACTTTCTGCTGCAAAATGAAAGACTGTTTTAATATCATGGCGTTCAAAAACAGTTTCTATTGCATCTTCTCCAGCGATGTCCGCAACATATAATTGTGCCTTACTAGGAACATTGTTTCTATTTCCAGCGTAAGTGAGTTTATCTACACAAACAATTTCTTCATCAGTAACTACCTTAAGATGATGAAGAAAGTTACTTCCAATAAATCCTGCGCCACCTGTTACTAATATTGTCATTTTTCTTGGTATTTTTCTAAGAGTTGCGGTGAATATTGAGGTAGTTCTTGCACTTCTTTCTCCTCTTTTTTTGCTTTTTCTAACTCATAAACTCTATTACGAAGTTCAGTGGAGGAATATTTGTGCTTTCTTACATGAAAATGTAATTCAATTCCATTGTCAATACAGTATTGTTTACCAGTGAAATCAACATTCTTGTATTCTTCACTCAAAAAACGAACATCAATCTTCTGAGTTTGAATTAAGTTAAGCAAGTCTTCTTCTGTTTGATACACAAGTATCTCATCCACATATTTACACCCCTGCAACTGTACATATCTTTCATAGACCCCTTGAGTAGGTTTATTTTTGATACCAGGGCGGTCAATAGTTGGGTCCACCTGAAGTGCAACGATTAAATGATCGCACAATTGCTTTTCCATTTTGAGCATCGTAACGTGCCCAGCATGAAACAAGTCAAAAGAACTACATTGAAATCCTATTTTCATTTTTACATCTTCTTTGTTTTAATTATACGAAAAAAGCAGGGTTTATGCAACCCTGCTCATTAGGTCTTTACATGCACGCCACTTGCTCTTTGACCTGAAGCAAGAAACAGGGCGGGAGTGTTACCTCCATCCGCACCACTTGCTCTTTGGGAAAGCAAGAAACCGAAGTAGGGTCTATGACTCCACCAGTGCTGTTATAGTCCATCCGTGACTTGGGGGGATCCCGACCAGGGCAGGTTTATAGTCACTCCGCGACTGGGTATGGATTTTTACAATCATCCTTGACATATGCTGGAACCCTGTCTGGGTCCAACCAACAAGTGTAATCGTGGTCTTCCATGGCAGTCATCAACTGCATTTCATTGTCACACAGATACATGTCACGGTAACGTCCAGTATAGGAGTCTACCTTTTGAATACGGCAGTCTGGCATACCGTTGATTTCTAGTGTGCCACACTGAATATAACGATAAGGAAACCGCTCAAGGAGAACGGTAGGTTTCTTAGTGACTTTCATTGAGTAACCTCAACAGATTCAAGATCAATAGCGACTTGCTCCATCAGCATATCATAGTCGTCAAGAGCATCGCCACTGAACTGTACACCGTTGTTTTCATAAAAGCGACGAACTTTTTTGAGAAGTTTTGGATTCTTTACATCAAGGTAGAAATCGCCGTTTACTGCTCCACGTAGGGTTTGCAGATCCTTTTTGAACTTACTAGTCAGTGTCATTGTCTTTCGTGTTGACCTTAGTATTATACAGGACAGATGGGGTATCTGTCAATGGAAGTGGAGGGAGTCGAACCCACAACCGCGCACTAATCTGGTGCATACAGAAGGTATAAGCTTCTCGCTCTGCCAATTGAGCTACACTTCCAAGAAGTTTATGATGCTTCGTTATGCTCTGTATAAATTCGTATCAACTCATCATCTGCAGGAACCATCACTGCTTGGTTTCTTCCATTTGTTATACCTATGTGCTCACCACTCTCTACTCTTTTAATCATATTTTCCCAGTCTTCTTGGAATTCTTCCACAGTGTAAAAATGCATAGGTCTACAAAAGAGATTGTAAAAATTTCTTTCCATTATATAGGTAAGAATAAACCCTTTCATCATAAAAGTCAAGGTCTGATCCCATGTTGACTGTCAGTTCAAAGTTGCCACTCCCAACAGAATTTTCTATACACCAGACCTCATAAAATATTTGAAAAGCATTGGTTGCTTTATCAATGTCAAAGACTTCCAAAAAATCTATTAATAGATCTTTGTAAGTTTTCTTACTAGGATGATTTTTAGATATGAAATAGTAATCTTCAGAAAACCATCTCATATGATCTAAAACTTCTTTAAAGTCTCTCTCAGCATTGAAAACAGAATACTGAATGTTATAACATAGTTTAGATAAAATAGTTTCAATCACAACAGCATTATGTTCAGAAATGTGATTAATTTTTTGAACATAATCCCACTCCATTTTACCATTTAAGGCAGCGATAAAATGTGCTATATCATGGCAAGCTTGTGTAGGTGGTGCTTCAGAGTTGTCTCTAGTCTCGGTTTTACCATCAACGTAAGTTATTGTGGTCCTCGTTTTTCCATTATCCCAAGACCAATCAATCTCTTGCACTCCTTTTAAATTTTTTATATAAGCACCATTTGGATTAAAAAGAGATCCTCTAATCTCATCCATTAAATCTTTATCGATATTAGACTTTACTCTATTCTTCATTCTGGTAATCCCATCCATTGCACAAACCCTGTTCTCTCCCTCTCATTGCTAGGTGACACGCTGTGATAAGTAAGATTTGATTCTAAATTAGCAATAAAAACTCTATTATATGCTGGAATAATTTGATCTGTCAATACAAAATCAATACTATCTCTATCATCAGGAGAACAACCACCAACTGAACTAGTATTCAATCTAATATTATTAGATAAAAATTCCATTTTAGAGTCCACTGAGTGAGAAACTTTTAGTGCAGTTTCCATCCTACACTCATCAGGTCTCCATAGTTGAAGCAGTCCACCATCAGAGACTTTCCAGTTTTTATTAAAGTAACATATGCAAACTATTTTTCTTTTAAGAGAATCAGTATGAATCCAAAATCCTTTTGCATGTGGTTTATGATAACGAAGTTTTACCTGAGTAAAAAGTTCTCCTTCATAGTCTAAAGATACTAGTCTTCTAACATACCTTTCCCACTCTTTAGAAAACAAAACATCATATCCATAATCAAATCGATTCATGAATTTTACTGCCCCATCATATGGCAACAGTTGCCCATCATGAGAGTACATGTCTTTTCTCTCACTAAACTTTAAACGCTTGTGCCGCTGAATCATTTCATTAAGTTTATTTGTTCTAAAAAAATTA